GTTTAAGTTCCGTGGGTCCGCGCCGAAACTCAGGCGCGGACAGCGAAGGCCGGGCCGCGAACTGCCCGGAAGTTTTCTGAAACAAGCCCCAGGAGGGCACGATGGCAAACATTTACGTCGAGGGAAAAGGGCCGCAGGGCAATCAAGACAGCGAATCGCTGCAACTGTCCGCAGTACCCGGATCGGAGCCCAGCCGCGGGCTGGCCGTCGTCTACGGCGCGGACGCTTACCACGCGACGATCGCCGGCGCGGCGGCAGCCGCTATCGGGATCCTCGAAGAGGACGCGGTGGTCGTCGTGCGCGGCGGCGTGAGCGTCGTCGGCCAGGCGAATAAGGTCGTCGAGCGCGGCCAGGTTGTGGCGCAGATCGGCGCCAACGTCACGGCCGGGCAATCGCTCGCGACCAACGCCGCCGGTCAGCTGGTGCCCGCGGTGGCAACCAACCCGATCGTGGCGGTTGCGCTGGAGTCGCAGGTCTACGTGGCGCCGGGCAGCTTTGCGTGCGTGTACGTGCTCGGGTTCTTCGGCACCGTCATCCACCCGTAGCTGTTGGCGCGGGGCAGTGCAGGGGTTTTGAAAGTTTCACCCGCGATGAGCGGTTGGAGGTAGTAGATGGGTGCATATGTTGGTCTGGCGCCGATTGGTTTTCCGAATGTGGCGCTTTCGAACTTCGCCAAGGACTTCAGGGTTCAGATACTGGTGGGCGACATGATCTGCCCGCGTGTCCCCGTCGACCGGCAGAGCTTTCCGTATCTCGTCTTCACGCAGGACGACTTCAGGATCCCCGGCACCACGTTGCGCGCGCCGGGCGCCCGCCCTGGCTCGATCCGCCAGACCTACTCGACGGACACGTACTTCTGCGCGTCGCACGCGCTTGAGGCCTCGATCCCGTTCGAGAGCGAGGTTTACTCGCTGGGCCTCGGCTTCTCTGCGCGGCAGCGGGCGACCAAAAGCCTCACGCGGCGGCTGAATCTCTCGCGCGAAGCGCAGATCGCCGCGGCTGCATTGAGCACCGCGAACTTCCCGAACAACCTTTCGCTGAGCGGGAACTCGATGTGGGACTCCTACGTCACCACGCCGGCGAACGACACCACGGCCACTGTGACCTCGCACCCCACCGAAGATGTGGACACCGCCAAGGAAGCGCTGCGCCAGGTGGGCATCGCCGACGAGGAGATGCTGCTGATTCTGTCGAGTCCCGTCGTGCACATCCTGGTGAACCATCCGGACATCGTCGAGCGCTTCAAGTACACCAACGCGCTGGGCATCATCGACCTCGACAAGCTGAGCAGCGTCTTCGGCGTGAAGTGCGTTAAGGCCGGCGCGGTGCAGCTCTCCGAGAACAACGTGAAGAGCTGGGTGTGGGGCAACAACGCATTCCTCGGCTATGCGCAGGCTGGCCCGGACCGCGAAGACCTGAGCTGCATGAAGACTTTCTCCTGGACCGGCCAGGCCGACGGCGGCATCGACAACGGCCTGGTGGCCAAGGGCGCCGACGGCTTCTCAGTTCTGGAGTGGATCGAGCCGCACCTCTCCGAAAAGAAGTATTGGCAGTCGGCCGACTGGTACTACGACACCAAGGTGACCGCCGCTGAAGCCGGCTTCCCCATTTTGGGCGCCGTCACCGGCGACACCATGGAGCTGGTGGCAGGCGAAGCCGAGGGCTAATAGCACACACCTGAAGCGGGCCGCGTCTCTACGGGGCGCGGCCCTTTCTACAGCAACCTGAATGTAACCGGAGGATGAGAGATGGCGAACGAAAAACAGCCGCAGAAGGCCAGCTACAAGGTGCTCAGCAATCTGAAGCACGATGGAAAGACGTATCGCAAAGGCAGCTCCGTGGCGCTGACCCCCGCCGCCGCCGCACCGCACGTCAGGGCGAAGGTCGTCGAGCCCGTCGAAGCAGCGAAGTAAGGACCGATGGCGTACGCCGCACAATCCGACCTGGTCCCGCTGCGCATTACGCAGACGGAGCTGGTGCAGCTGACCTGCGACGACACCAGTGCGACCGTGAACGCGGACCTGGTGAGCGCGGTTCTGGAGGAGGCCAGCGGGACAGTCGACTCCTACTGCCGATCGCGCTACGTGACGCCTTTGCAGCAAAGCGACATGGTGAAGGCGCGCACGCTCGACATCGCGGTGTACTTGCTCTTCAGCCGCCGGCGCGGCGGCCTGCAGCCCACGGAGCTGGTGCGCCAGCGCTACGAGGATGCGATCGCGTTTTTGAAAGACGTGGCCGCGGCCAGGGCGTCGCTCGATCAGCCGGCCAGCGCGCTGAGCCCTCAGAGCTCTTCGGCTGGGCCGCAGATCTCCGAACGCGACCGTCATCTGCACTTCGACGAACGCAACATCGAGGGCTTCGTTTAAATGGCCATCGTCGTCAAATCCGACGCCACGAACGTGACGGTCTCGCTGAACAAGTTCAAGCTCTCCCTGGGCGCGCGCGACCAGCTCATGCGGATCATCGGGCTTGGGCAGCTCCAGAGCGTGCGCCAGACCTTTCGCGAAGGCGGCTCGCCGGCGGGATCGTGGCCTCCGCTGAGCGCGGCCTCGCGGAGCTGGCGGAAGTACTCGACGGGCCACAAGCTGCTGATCGACACAGGGCTGCTGCTGAACTCGATTACCTTCGCCGTCCAGGGCAATTCGGTGGTGATCGGCACGGGCGTGCGTTACGCAGGCATCCAGCAGTACGGCTTCGATGGCGACCAGAGCGTGAAGCCTTACAGCTACACGCGCCGCCAGCGCAGCCGCGACACTTTCGGCAGGTCGCAGATTACCAACAAGCTCGGCCGGTCGCAGAACGTGCGCCGCAAGCTTTCGAGCGGGATCTCGACGGTCAATGTGCGCGCATTCACGCGGCACATCCGGATCCCTCCCCGGCCGTTTCTCGTGTTCCGCCCCGAAGATCCGGCGCGGATCCAGAGCGAGGTTGACGAATTTGTAACTACATCGGCGAAGCAGGCCGGACTGGAGGCGAGCTGATGGCTGCCTCCCAATTTCTGCCCGGCGACGTGCAATCTTCGCTCCAGGCGCTGATCAAGGCGGCGTTGCCGGATGTGAACGTCGGATCGATCGGCGACCTGAGCACGGATCAAAACGGCGAACTGGTCTTCGATCCTCCATGCGCGCGCACTTTTTTCAGCGGCACAGACTACGGCGAGACGCACGACAATCTCGCCCTTACCTACGATGAGGCGTCGCACGAGATCGACATCTGGTGCGCGGCAGAGAACCTGCAGTCGCTTGAGGCGCAGCGCATGGACACGCTGGCTCTGGTCGCAGAGATATTGCCCGTCCTGGCCGGCGCGGAGCTCGCGCTGCCCGACGGCTCGACGACTCAGCCCGTACGCCTCAAGAGCGTCGTGGGCAGCCTGCAGGGCAGGCAGGGCGCTCCAGTGGCCACCGTGTACACGATCAAGGTTGAGATTCCGGGGATCGCGCAGTTCCCTTCGCAGGAAGGTGAGTAGAGCCGATGAGCAAAGCACGGCCCGATTTCGCGACGATACGGCTCACGGACGCCGGCAAGAAGATGGCTGGCGAGCACGGCGTCATCCGCTGGGCGAACGGGCGCCGGCACTTCGCGTTCAAGGCGGGCGAGGAGCAGGAAGTGGAGCGCAGCTACGAGTGGAACCATCTGCTGCGCCATGAAGTTTTTGAAGGGCAACCGATTTTGGAAGAGGTTCCGGAAAACGAGAGCGAGCTGCCGCCGGCGCTCAAGGCTCTCGTCGACGCGGAGCCGGGAGAAGGTGACTGATGGCTGGACCGTATAACTTCGAATCCCAGAAAATTTCGGCGCGGAACATGGTGCTCACGCCGAACAAGCAGGCCGCGGCCGGAACCGCCGTCGCGGGCGCGGACATGCTGCGCCGCCAGAAGTTCGACGGAGCGGCTGTGTTCGAGCTGAAGACGACGCGCTACACCGACAAGGCTCTCGCCGGCAAAGGCACCGAGTTCGCGGTGCAGAGCCTGACCACCGCATGGGAAACGTCCGGCACATTCAAGGGCGATCTCGACGACTACATGGCCGCCTGGATCCTCGCCTTCGCGATGGGCAAAGACGTGGTGACCGGCGCCGCTGCGCCTTACTCGCACGCCATCACCTTCGACGAGACGACGACCCAGGCGTGCATGACCTCAATCTATCTGGCGGACACGGCCGACGTGCTGTGGACGCTGATCGACATGGGCATTGTGGACGTGACGATCACGATCCCGGCGCGCGGCCCGCTCACCTTCGAGGTGAACTTCGTCGGCACCGGCCACTTCACCTATGGCGCGATCGCCGCGTTGCCGGCGATGCCGTCTTACGCATACCTGCTGGGCTCGGACTGCGTCTTCTCGATCGGAGCGCCGGGGGCAACGGTGAGCAAGGTCGGGCGGCACATGTCGTCCACGATCAAGATCTCGACCGGCGCGGTGAATCACACTGCGCCAGGCCTCGGGCTCTACGGCGCGTTTATCCGCACCGGGCTGCGCAAGCTGAGCTTCCAGACCACGATCGCGGCGACGAACGCCGACGACATCTTCACGCTGGTCCGCAACGACACGCTGCAGGAAGCGAACTGGACGATCGACTCGGGAGCGTCTTCGTTGGTTCTCGACATGCCGAATCTGAAGCTGAAGGCGGGCAAGATCGGCGCCAGCGGCAACATGGTGGTGTGGCAGATCGAGTCGGACGAAAACAACATTTACGACGTTGCCAGCGCGGGCGTGCTGAACGCGACGGTGGTCAACTCGCAGGCGAGCTACCTCGTCGGCGCATAGTTTCTCCTTCCGGAGCGCCAAAGATTCGGCGCTCCGCCTTTTTGCTGTACCGGCCGCGGGCTACGGCGGCCGCTTCGAAGCAACGCAATGGCTACGCGGGCTTCGGGCTTTACAGGATCCTCCATCCTGGGCAACGAACAAAAAATCACACCCACAAAGAGAGGATCCTCATGTCTAGCGACGTAATGCAATCGAGTTTCGGTGCCTCCGGCACCGTCGAAATTTCCGACTTAGCCACCTATTCGCCGGCGCCGCCGCGGGCGCCCGCGCCTGGTCCGCAAAAAGAAAATGGCAACTTCAACTTCATCGACCTGGCGCTGCCGCGCAAGATCGTCATCCGCCAGGGCGCGATCTGCCTGGCGTATCTCTTCAAGCCCATTCCACAAGCCGCATGGTTCAAGTACTTCGACGGCATCACGTCGACGGCCGAGCGCGAGGGGAAGCAGGTCATCCAGCACATCGACGCGTCGAGCGCCGGCGTCGCGCTTTTCGACGAAGTATTTGAAGCAGCCGGCGTCACGTCGATTCCGCTCGCGCACAAGCTCGCCGTGGCCAACGTGCTGACCTCTGCCTATGCGCCGCCGAGGGACGACGTGCAGGAAGCCCTGCCGCCTGAAGCCGTGCGGCTGCACTGCATCTGGAGCGCTGGCGACGGCGACGCGATGCGGCGCTACAAAAATCTGGTTCACTTCTTTGAGACGCCAACTGCCGAGCAGCTGCGCCGCTACCGCCGCGACGACAGCCGCGCGCAGATCATCAGCGGATCGCGCAAGGGAATGACGATCTTCCGCGGGGCGCAGCGCACGCTGGCCGCGCTCTACGACGAGCTGATCACGGGCGTGGCTGGCTACGCCGTGAATGGCGTGGCTCTCGAAGGCCGCGAGGAGATTGCGCAGCATATGGACGCCTACCACAAGGTGGCCGCGGCGGCGCAGCTCTTTGCGCCGGCGGACATCGAGCTCGAAGAAGACGAAGAAGAGGAGTAGATGGCGATCGACGTGACGCGCGACATGGACGGCCTGCGCAAGGCTCTCAGCGAGATGCTGGAGCGCGGGTTCGCCCAGTCGCGCATGTCCCGTTCGCTTGACGACTCCGACGAGGGCGGCCGTGAACGAATGTTCGGATCGCTGCCGCCTCTCACCCTCTCGCCCGGCTACTACAAGCGCGCCGAATATCTGCTGTGGCTGGAGAAGTGCAAGGACGGCGGGTTGCTCGATCAGATGGGCGGCTTGACGATGGCCGAGGCCGACGGGTTGCTCGCGGTGGCCGAAGCGCGCAATGAGTTCGAGCGCAATCACCCTCCGTGCGGGGTTTGCGGCGCGCGGCAGGAGACTCCGTTTGCGACGAGCTGCTGCAAGTGCAACACGGAGTTTGTGCGGAGGGTGGCGTAGATGCCGAACATCGTTCCCATCACGATCACCGTCACGGATGCCGACGCTGGGGCGGCAATCAACCGGGTCACCACGGAGTTGAACGCGCTGGGGCCAGCTGGCGAAGCTGCGGGCGCTGCCGCCGGCGCCGGACTCGACCAGGTGGGCGCGCACGCGCTCACTGCCAGGGAGAGCGTCCGGCTGGTGAGCGAGGAGCTGGGCGTCCGCGTCCCGCGCGCCATGCAGAGCGTCATCGCCCAGAGCGAGCTGATGACAGCGGTTATCGGCGCGATCGCGCCGGCCATGATCGCGATCGGCGGCGTGGACATCCTGATGCACATCGGCGAATCGGCCTACGCGGCGTATCAGAAATACTTTCTGATGAAGGACGCGATCGACGCTTCAAATGCCGCGATAACAAGGCTAGGAGACGCGAGCGAGGCCGCGCTGAACAGAGCCGCGGAGGCGCAAGAACGCTATATCCGGATGACGGAGGGCGCGAGACAGGCGGACACATTTGCCCTCGATCGCTTCGAAAGGACACCTTACAAAATTCCTCTCTATGGCGACCAGGACTTCTCAAAATCGCCGGACTCCATGAAGGGTGACCTGGAGAACATTACCGGCGAATCGGTCATGCCCAAAGATCTTGATGCGACTATCGCCAAGCTCGAAGACTATGAAAAGCAGCAGCGCGGGATTTTGGCCATTTACCAGCAGTTTCAGGCAATGGGCGATCCGTTCCGCGTTTACACCAGGGAGGTGGACGCGCAGGGACAGCTATTAAAAAACGTAGAGGTGACCCGGCAATTTCTTAAGGACTCAGAGACAGCCTATCTGGCCGAGACCGGCGTCCGCGAGAAGCAAATCGGCAAAGATAAGCCGGAGACGCCCGAGCAGGAGCAGGCCATCCAGAAGGAGAAGGAAAAGGTCGACGCGATTTTGTCGCTCGAAAACAGCGCGCGCAATGCGCAGCTCTCGGGCGAGGCGCTGCTCGAAGCGCAACGCGAGGAGGCGATCGACAATTTTGTCAAGAAGTACGGCCAGTCGCGCGCGGCCATCGATGCGATCGACTCCGACTACGCCAGCAAGGAAATCGCGCTGTGGCAGAAACAGTGGGAAGAGGCCGACAAGGCGATGCTCACTGCGCAGCAGGCCTCGCAGCAACAGGCGCACACGGGCGCTGGCAGCATTGAGAACAACCGCCAGAACGCGTTCTCTGACATCGCAGACAAAAAGCTCGACGCGCCTGGCGCGGCCGACGAGATGCGCGCCGCGGCCAACCTGAAGGCAAATACGGAGATCCTCGCGGCGCAAAAAGAGTTCGAAGATGAGATGCAGCAGGTCGGCGCGCACGCCGACGACCAGCAGGTCCAGGGCTACGCGCGGATCGCGGCCGAGGCTTCGGTCTCGGTGAAGAAAATCGAGGACGACTGGCAAAAGCTTGCCGATAAGGTGGGCGCGCTCTCCGCCGCCGGCGTCGACGCGCAGCTCGAAGCCGCCGATCGCATCGTCCAGGTGAACCAGAGCATGGAGCGCCAGATGGAGCAGCTGCACCAGCACACGATGGAGAGCATCGGCAAGGAGGAGGAGCAGACGGCGCGCTATTCGCTGGCCGGGTGGCAGCAGGCGCAGCTGCGCATCATCGACGACTATCAGGATCGGGTGCAGAAGATCAGGGATCTCGAAAACCAGCAGAACGCGGCGCTGCAGGCTGACATGGCCGAGGACGCCGCGCACGCCGCCATGTACCAGAACGCCGAAGTGATGAACGCGCAGGACGCCGATGCGCAAATGCTGGCCGCGCGCAGGCTGATGAACGCCGAGATGCAGCAGAGCGACGAGGAGACGCGCGACAAGCTGGCCCAGGGGCTGCAGGAGATGTTCTCCAACCCCGCGAAGTACTTTGAAAAACGCGCCATGGATACAGCGTTCCAGATGATGGCCAACGAAATGCTGTCGGCTTTCAAGAGCAGCACGCCCGTGGGAGGGATTCTGCAATACCTGTTCGGCATGGGGCCGCAGATGAGCACCAGCACGAATCCGCTGGATGCGATGGGCTCGGCGCTGGGCATCGGCGGCCATGGAACCGCCGGAATGGCCGGTACGTCGATCGCGAATCCTTCGCTGGTTCAGTTCCAGCAAGGCAGCACGACGCTGCTCACAGCCAGCCAGATGCTCACCAGCGCAGCCAGCACGCTGCAAGGCGCTGCGAGCACGATGGCCGCGGGTGGAGGGTTGGGCATTGGCGGCATGGGTGGCGGCGGCGGCGGCGCAGCCGGAATCGGCTCGGGAATCTTCGGCGGCGCGGCCGTGAGCACGGCAACGGGCGCCGGCGGCGATTTTTCCGAGGAGAGCGGCGGCTCCAACCCCCTGATGATGCCGGGGCTCGGCGGCAGCGCGGGCGCTTCGTTGGCTTCCTACGGCAGCACGTTCGACAACTCGATGATGCTCCCCGGCCTGAGCGGAATAGCTGGCGAGAGCACATTGAACCTCGGGGGCGCCCCCGCTTCAAGCGGCGCGCAAGGCCTTGGGGCGGCGGCCGGAATCGCCGGCGGAGCGTTGCTCGCCGGAACCAGCATCTACTCGGCCTATCAGAACTCGAATCCAGTTGCGGGCGCCGTCGGCGGCGCGATGGGCGGCATGGAGGCCGGCGCGGCGATCGGCAGCATCGTGCCGGGCATCGGCACCGTTGTGGGCGCGGTGGGCGGCGCGCTGATCGGCGGCATCGCAGGATTGTTTGCGGGCATCTTCGGCGACCAGGGCAGAGGCCAGGCGCAGAACCTCGACACCAACACGATCCAGCCCGCGCTGACCAAGGACATGCAGGACTATGAAGCCGGCCGCGCCGGCTACAACACTCTGGCCACCGAGTTGAACAGCATGCTCATCAGCGCGCAGAACCAGACGAACCAGATGGGCAGCGGCGCGCGCAGTTACTTTAACCAGCGGATTCAGCCCGAGATCGAGGCCGTGCTTTCATCGCTGCAAAAGCAGGAGATGGGCGGCCGCAGCCAGGTCACTCTTTCCGCGGCGCAATATCATGGCGGCGGCTGGACGGGCGATTTCGGTGATCTGGCCACCAGCGACACGGAAGGCTTTATCCACGCTGCGCAAAACGAGTTCGTGGTGAACCCGATGGCCGCGGCCGCGCACGCGCCGATCTTGCAGGCCATGAACAGCGGAACGAATTTCGCGTATTCAAACACGGTGCAGCCGCGCATGCCGGCGAGCTCGGCGTCCGGCGTCCCGATGCAGATCACGATTCAGGCGCTCGACTCGAAGAGCGTGGCGCAGTGGGCAAAAGCGGGGGGCGGCCTGGCGCTGATGGCGGCGATGAACCAGGCGCAGCGGCAATTCAGCGGCGTGGGGAGAGGATAAATGGCGCAGACCGACATCCTGAATCCGACGCCGACGCACCCGCTGAATCCGGATTACGGTTTCCAAAAGAAGCGGCCGCTCACTCATTTGAACGCGAAGGCAAACCAGGGGGCGCCATACTTTCGCGAGATCACCGATACCGGCCACCAGTTCAGCCTGAGCTGGAACGACAAGCTGGCGAGCCACGCGCGCAAACTGAAGTGGTATTACGAGCAGTACCGAGACGGCTTCTTCACGCTGATCGATCACGAGGGCGGCGGCCGGCACTACGTGGGCAGGTTCTCGCAGCCGGTTGAGCCATCGCCGACGGGAAACAACCGGTGGAGCATGCAGCAAGTGCTCTTCGACGAAGTGCCGTTGGCTCCGATGCTGGTTTACCCGAACGATTGGAACAACGATGCGATCTGGCGGCTGCTGCTGAACGACTTCGGCGATCGCATGGTCGCGGCCGTTGCCGCAACCTGGACGCTCACGGCTAACCCGGCAGCGAAGAGCGGCTCCGTCTTCAGTAGCGCGTCGGTCGCGATTGGCGCCGGCCTCCTTGGCGCAGCCTCCTATGTGTACGCGGGATATGGCTTCCAATTCTGGTCGATAAAAGGGCCTGCCGCTGGAATCGGCGCGCTGAGCCTGGATGGAACCTTCCTTGCAAACGTCGACTTCTACGCAGCAAACAATCTTCTTCAACCAAACGTTTCGTCGATGCTATTCCAGCAGCAGAACGTGCCGCTGGGCATTCACACGGTGACTCTCACGGCCACGGGGACCAAGAACGCGGCGAGTTCGGGATACGCGGTCAACTGGGATGCGTTGAAGGTGATGCGATAGATGCCTTTCCCCTACAGTTCGGAGCTGATCCAGATCATGGCCGCGCGCAGCGGTCCGGCGCCGGTGCTTCTGCTTGACGTGGTGGCGCTCGACGGCACCAGCTACCACTGGGGCAACAAGGAGATCGACGTTGCGCCGGTCTATCCTACGACGCTGCCGGGCACGCCGCCGGCTGCATGGCTCGCCGGCCTCGCGAACCCTCCCGCGGATTACGACACGCACTATTTTCCCTGGCTACTGAGCGCCACTGGCTTCAACCAAACGCGCGCGCAGACGGCCGTGACGGCCTCGATCGAGGTGCAGAATATCAGCGGAAACACTCTGCAGCGGGATCTGATGGGATTGCTGAGCGCCCGCACATTCGAAGGCGCGCTGTTCGCTTTCCGCGAGTGGAACCTGGCGAAGCAGGAAGCCGAGTTCGAGCAGCACGGGCGCTTGACCGTGGTGACAACCAGCGAGCTGATCTGCACCTTCGGCGCGAACCTGCTCTTCAACCCCAACGACTACGACGGACAGCCCTACGCTTATAGCGAGACCTGTCAGTGGCGCTTCGGCAGCCGCCAGTGCGGGTCGACCGCAGCGAACGACAGCAACTTCGCGAACCCCTGTGATAACACCTACACGACGTGCCACCAGCTCAATCGGTTCGGCGGCGAGCTCGCGACGGTTGTCTTTCCGCAGAATCCACCGACCGCGCAGACGAGCCAGAACCAGGTGCAATACCGGAGATTGGTCTAATGGCCGCGGGCGATATCCAGACCACCCAGATGGGCACGCCGTGGCCGTTGGCTTACGGGTTTTTCAGAGCCACGGGCATGCGGAAGATCGACTTCTCGGTGCCGGCTGCGTTCGCCGATCCGCAGCCGGCCGACATGCAGATCGGCGTGTGGGATCTTGGCGAAGGCGAGCTTGATGGATGCGACGCGCTCTGGATCAACGATGAGCTGCAATTTGCCTATGACGCGAACGGCAATCTGATGGGCCAGAGCCTGATCGGCGTGGTGCCGACGGGGAGCGGGACGGACACCATCGCCACCACTCCGACTCTGACTTCGTTCAGTTTTCACACCGGCTGCGATGCCCCGCTGGCGGGTACCGGTGGAACGTCGCAGACTGAGCAGCTGGAAGATCCGGTGCTCGAACCGATCGGGAATTTGATCACTCCGTCGTGCTGGTCGCGCCGATCTTATTACACGATCGCCTGGACGCCCGCGACGGATGACAACTCGACCATGTCGCCGGTTGCGGACTTCAGGGGAATGCGCTGCCGGATCTTCGATGGCTTTGGACACCAGACCGATTACCGCTTCACGACAAACCCGATCTGGCACTTTGTGGATCTCTGGCTGCGCCGCGCAATCAAGCCCGAATATGCGATCCCGCAGAACCAGTGGCCCGATCAGCTGACCGCCGACGAGAGCGCAAGATTCAATTGGGCATCGATCTACGCTGCCGCGCAGTACTGCGATCAGCTGCTGGCGAACGGGTTGCCGCGCTTTTCGGGCAGCTACGTCTTCGCGAGCGGATCGACGCTGGCGGCGATGCTTGAGCAAGTGCTGCTGTGCTGCCGCGGCTACTGGTACGAATATGCCGGCCAGATCTACGTCTTCGTGGACCAGCCGCGCGCTTCCACGTTTTTGGCTACGGCGAAGCACCTCGCGAGCGCAGCCGTCGAAGTTGACCAGGCGCAGGTGAATCAGAACGCGAATCGCTACATTGCGCAGTTCCTCGAACTTGGCCTTCCCGCAGTGGCGGCGATCGCGACGGTGACGGTGGTGCCTGCGTCGGGAAGCACGCCCGCGCTGGCTAAGATCGTTACCGAAAACGAGAACCCCTGCGCTGTGGGGGACATCATCAGCGTGGGCGGCGTGGCTCCGGCTTCTCTCGACGGCAACTATTCGGTGAGTGCGCTTCCATCTGGGAACCCGTTGGAGATCGACTGCAACGTTGCGGGCACTCCGGCCGCGATGGCGGGGACGGGGGGTTCTATCGGTTACATCCAGTCGCGGTTCAGCCAGAGGACGCCGGAGATCGGCCATGTGCAGCATCAGATGGCCGAGGGGCAGATCCTGCCTCCAAATGTGACAGGGACGCGCCTCAAGCGCATCAAGGTGAACTACTCGTACGGCAACATGACGGTCGATCAGGCGATGCGGCTGCTCCAGTACGAAATCTATCGCGACCTCGGGATCGACTGGCTGAATCCGAATCTGTTGATGCAGGTGTACGGAAACACTGCGCTGCTGGGCTCGCCCTACCAGCCGCCGTGGCAGTTCACCTTGAGCTTCTGGTCGGAGAGCGTGGACAGCACGATGCGCGCGCTGAAGGCGCAGCAGGTTGGAGACGTGATCACACTGGATCCGACAATTCTTTTCGAGCTGGCCGGCGACTACGAGATCATCGCGAAAAATATTTCGCACTTCCAGCAGGAAGTGGAGGACTCGACCACTGGCAGCTTTGTGACGGCGCCGACGCGACAGCCGGCGATGAATAGGGGGACCGATCAGGGATCGGGCGTTCTGCAGCTAACGCTGCGCACATTCAACCGCAGCGCGGCCATCTTTACTGACGCGCCGGTGGCGGCGAACTCGAGTTTCGCAACGGTGCCGGGTCAACTTCCCTACGCTGGGGCAGGCGGTGGGTCGGGCGGTGCCGCGGGCTTCCAGGTCACCGCCGGCGTGCTTACCGTGAGCACGGACTGGGAGGACTACTTTGAGGACGGAACCCCTCCTGTCGACGTCACCTCCACATACGCGTGGACCGAGATCGTGATGTATGTGCCGCCTGGAATCGGCTTGAGCTACGGGGCTGGCTCGGCCACGATTACCGACGACGGGTCGGGCCATCCATTCTGGTTCTACATTGACGATCCAACTTTTTCCGGGGCTGTGGTTCCTCAGCTCATTCAGTCGGCTTCAGCTCCTGCCGCTGGCCCTGGCGTTTTTATCCTCACCGGTTTTAATTCGCTTCCGCCTTGGCCCTCGGACCCGAGCGAGTCGCCGTCGGAATTGGGTCAGGATTTGACTTTCCCGTTCTAGGGGTGGGGATGTTGTCGAAGTTGTAAACTTTGCCCTCTGATTTGGGCAGATATGGAAAATGGGATTTAGGGCAGTTTTGGGCTCTACTACAATCGAACGGCTGTATTCACTACAACGGAGCGGCTGCAGCTACAGGAATCTC